TCGGTTTCCAATAGAGAAACCGCAAGGGGATCCATATTACTATTTACGTAAGGTTTTGGTGTACAAAGGACGTCTCGACTTGTTTGATCGTGTGCGGAATCTATTGCATCGTAAGTACTGTAAAGTGGCGAGCTCTTGGATACGTATATCTAGTGCAATCGCATCCACTCCTGATATAGCATCCGAAATTTTGCTCTACGGTGAGATTGAGCATAATAAACGAACGATAAGGAGACAGTTTGCGCAGAACCTAGCGGACAAGTATGAAAATGTGGGAGATCACTGCCAACGTGGCTGGGTTGGCAAGTTGAAACATGAAACTGCTAAACCAGGGAAAGTTGGGAGGTTATACGTTTCTCAGGAATCTAATGCCATGGTGGAAAATCTCTTACCTTTAATGATGAAGAAGATACAACATGGTAAATCACCAATTGGTGACAGGAACATTGGAGGACGTATGGTCTCTTTTTGGGTGCACACTACAGTTAGCCCCGATGAGGACACAGTTGAAGACATACTTGACACCATTAAATTCCACGAGGAAAGTCGCAACTCTGTGATATTTTTGATATACAGTGATGACGCGTTAGTTCTCATAAACGATAATGGTGTCTCTTATGCCGTTTTGCTTGACATAGAGAAGTGTGATGTATCCGTTGGACCAGCCGATTTTCTATCTGTCATGCTTAAGTATGCAAACGTTATGTTTGATGGTGAGGCCAGATACTGTAAATTGTTGGAGTTACTAATGGCTGAGATACGCATTGTGAATCCTGAAGATCCAAGTGAGATATTCTCCGTTCGCTTGGACACGGCACAACAAATGTCCGGGGGACAGTTGACCACAGTGGTTAACACTGATTCAAATGAGAGCATAGCTTGTGTGTTTGCCGCAGTGACGCGGGGTTTAAACCAGGAATTCATAGTTGAAGACCTTAAGGAGGCTGCCTCCTGGGTTGGGCATACAGTGTCCATAGAAATTGTGGACACTTATCCTTGCATGCAGTTTTTAAAACACTCTTTTTTCCGTACAACTAAGGGGGATCTTGTAATGTCACTAAATAGTGGGGCAATAGTTAGAAACTTCGGGACGGTGGATGGGAATTTAGAACCTAAGCATGTGGGGGTTGATATCGACTCCTTCAAGAAGATGACATTCACTGAACGCTGGGCGAGATTCTTAGGTGGTATAGTGTATTCCCTCAAGAATTACCCTAGTGATCCGTTCCTTGACCTGTTGAGGGAAGTATTCCCCTTTAAGGGTGAAATAAACTACGAATTTAGGTATGACCATATGGAGTACACTAAAGATAGGAGCCATCATCAGATTAGTATGTCCGAGTGGCTTAAGAGATATGAGAGTAATGGAGCTACAAGCGCCATGTTTGAGGACTTTGCAAGTGGGGTTAGACGCCAGAATATAGGGTATTACAGACGGCACCCACTAATTAATGTTCTGTTGATGACAGACTATGGGTATACAATGCCCAAAACATGAGGTTGTAGAAACCTTATTGATTACCATACCGTT